TTCTTTATCTAACTTTAGACTTTCTGACAATGATTGTTTATAAATCTGAATTCGAGATATAATATTGGAATCTTCGACTTTAAATGGTCGATAGATGTTTAATATGTATTTCGGTCCAGAAATAATAGAACAACCCTTCTCAGGAAGCCTAATCAACTCTTTAACATCAGACAATTCAATAAGCTTTTGAAGATAGATTCTCCTATCTGTCATTGAAACACTTTTCTTCACCTTTTCTACTCCCAAGTCAAAATGGTCTCCTAAACCTCCAAAACTAATTGGAATATCAAGAGACTGCTTTGTCCTTTTAAGTAGATGAGAGGAAAATTTAACAATGTCAGATTTTTCGAATCCATGTTTAAAAGCTTCAGAAGTATTTAAACTCTTTGGAGAAAGAATAGTTTTGAATTTTCCAGTTTTAATCAATTTAAAATTAAGTGTTCGTTTAGAACGAATAAATAATTGTGAATTGAAAGAACCAAAAAATTGTGACTTGTAATTTTTACCAATTGAAGGTTTTAGACCCATATCAGAAGAGATCTTCTTCCAAGTCTTAATTTGTTTTGAATTAAGAATTGCAAAAAGATCATCTCCATTAACTATGCAGTCACAATCTTCCATTAGTTCAACATCACAAGTCTCTCCAAAACTAGCTACTACTGCAATACAGAGGATAAAAAAACTTAAGATAGAACCCATCAATTGTCCATTAGATTGTATTATACTATCTAATTGAGTCCATGATGGATATTCAATCTTATGTTTACCACCTTCATAATCTAGATATGTTTGTAATGGAATATTGTTAGGAAAAACTTTTTTAAATTCTTCTAAACAAGTCTTCATTACATCCATATGTAGACCATCTGTAGCTGCAGAATAATCTCCAGAGAGAATAAAACCCTTCTTTCCTCCTAATTGCAAATTTACTTTTTCAAGTAAATCTTCCATCTTAGTTCCAGGAAACATACAAGGGAAAGTCTTTAATACACGGAATGCTGCGAGCTGGAATGGTTTTAAGGCGAGACAATTAGAGTCTCCTTTAGTAATCATTCTAACTTTCAACGGTTCCGCTAAAGCATGTGCTTTAACACAATTTTCCTTTGGTAAATTTAAAGGAAAATTGTATGAAAGAACAGGCTCGTTAGGACTTTCTCTAGGAATTACAGGAATTGACCATGTGATTTGTTGGTCCAATCCTATTGATAGATAAGCATTAGATACTGCTTCTTTATGTTGACCAATCGCTTGATCAACTATAAGTTGCACTAATCTTTTTGCATTAACTTCACAATAGAATTCGACCCTCTCAATCACATT